AGAAGCCGAACGACAGAGAGCAAAATAAATGGCAGAAGCTACACTAAATGACGTAACCGCAATGTTACAAATGCAGAACGAAGAGCAAGGTAAAACTACCTCTGCTGTCGTTGCACTTGTGCAACGTGTCCAAGGTCTAATCGATATTCAGAAACGAAGTATTCTGGATGAGGCAGAGGCTGAAAGAGAAAGGGGTAGGAATGGTGGCAAAGAACCGCCTTCTGCAACCGGAGGGCTTGGAGATGCCAAATCACCTTTTGCTATTGGTGATGCGCTTCTAGCTGGTGCGGCTTTATCTTTAGCAGCACTAGGTACATTTTTTAATCAAGAAATCGAAGAAGTTGTACAGCAAATTCGAGATGCATTTTTAAAGTTTATCGTCGATCTCCAAAAGATTGCATTCTCTATTAATAATTTATTAGTTAAACCTATTAGCGTAAAACTTCTTGCATTGATCGATAGTTTTAAAGCAGGACCAATTGGTAAGGCAATCGATGCTTTCTTTGATGTATTTCGAGGAACGTTTAGATTTATTTCTGGTGCACTTGGTAGAGCGGTTACGCTAGTTTCTGGCGGTATGACGGCACTGTTACCAAGCTTTGAATTCTTAAAAGGTATTGGTAAAATTTTCAGTAGATTATTTTTACCATTGACTATTTTTATTACTGCATGGGATACGGTTAAAGGTGCAGTAGATGGTTTTAAAGAAGGCGGCATCATTGGCGGTATTGAAGGTGCTGTTGTTGGGTTCTTCAATTCGCTGATTTTTGCTCCACTCGATCTTATCAAAAAAGCTACAGAATGGCTTTTCGACCAAGTTGGTTTGACAAGTGTAGCAGATGCTATTGGCGATTTTAGCTTCCAAGAAACCTTTGCCAAGTTAGTTGAAGGAATCTTTGAGGATGTAAAGAAGATCGGTAGCTTTGTTGGAGATCTTTTTAAAGGAGAGTTTTCATTAGAAAAGGCAAAAGAAGCGCTTGGCGCAATATTCAGTCTTTCACCAGTAGGAATGATTATGAATTTAGTTGAAGGTATCGTTCCTGGTATCTTTGAGAAGGTTGGCAATGCTTTAGATTTCTTTGTAGAACAATTAAAGATCGGATCGCAAGAAGCTCTTCTGAAAGTTATGAATTTAATTCAGAATATTCCGGATCAATTAGTAGCATTCTTGAGCGATAACCTCAGAATCAGTATTCCTAAAATTGCTATTCCTATTCCAGGATTCTTAGGTGGCGGTGAATTGGTTATCGCAGAGCCAAGTGAGATTGGTGTTCCTGGCGGAGAATCGGCAAGAGCTAGAATCGCAGAGCGTAATGCTCGATTGGAAGCTCAGCTGTTAGAATTGAATAGACAGAACCTACAGAATGTTCAAGGTGTTGGAGCAGGAAGTACGACGGTCATCAACCAAAACAGTACTGTTAGTAATGCTCAATCGACGACCATCGCATCCGATATCCCAGCAGCACAAGACATTTACATGAACAAAGGACTGCTGGGAGGTGGGGGAGGCTTCTAATTAGTCTTCGTTAGCCAGCTTTGAGAAATACGACATTGTATCGTCGTCATCCTCGTCTGTAGCCGCTGTAGAGACCGGTTCAACAGTTTTCATAGGTGCAGACTCAGCAGTAACTGTCAGGTCTTCTACCTGCTGTGCAGTGAGCGTGTCACCATGACCGAGTACCATATCCAGTCGAGATTTCAGTTCATCATATGACTTGAAGGTAGACGGATCAGTGAACTCCTGGAGGGAGTGGCACTGTGCATAGATACGTTCCATCTCTTCATCGTCTGCCAGTGCACTAGGTGCGGCAAACTCAGAGCGGTCGTAGTTACGCCAACCATCCTGCTTACGAATCTTAATCTTGAAGTCAGCACCTTCCCAAAGATCAAATGGGTTGATAGGCTGTTCATCTTCGTACTCTGGCTGCATAGCTGCCATGAGCTTATCAAAGATACGCTTACCAAACTGATAGAGGAAGACCTTGCCTTCATTCTCTGGATTCTTGCTATCAGAGATGACGTAGATGTTTGAGACGTAGTGCAGTCGACGCTTCTGATCACGTGCAGTCTGCTTGTCTTCGTCTCGACCCGAGTTCCAGAGCTTAGAGTTAAGCTCACCTACTGGGTCTTTCTGACCGAGAGTGGTAAGAGATTTCTCAATGTACCACATACCGGTATTCTTACCCTTAAAGCCATGATCCCAGTATCGTACCCATGGAAGCTCCTCACCTTCGGGTGCCGGGAGGAAGCGGATAACGGCATAGCCATTCTCTGCTGCGTCAACGGTTGGCTTCCACATACGTGGATCAGGACCAGCACGTTGTTCGGTGCTTTCATTCAGGGATGCTGCTGCATTGACCAACTTGTCGATGGAGGAGCTACGGGATTTTTTAAGAGCTGCGAGTGTCATATGTATATTCCTTGTATTGACTGAAGTATTAAGACGTGTATTATACAGTATTGTCTGTTGTATGTAAACCCCTATTTTTCTGGAAAGGTGATTGACCCTTCCTCTACCTCCATGGGTTCAATTGGAGGATTCTTCTTCACCTTCCAGAGTTGTGGTGCTTTGATCTGGGCAGACACATTCTCCGATTCCGGGTAAGGCGTCTGTTGATAGTGGTTCTTCATTGGATTCCACTTCCACGGCATCGACTGGTTCCTCTTCAATAGGTGTAATCTCTTCCATCGGTACTTCAGGCTCTGGTGCCGGTTCGATAACCTCTTCTTGCTGGCCAAACGTTCCTAGCAGATTATCCTTGTAAATAAAACTGCACGCGCCGATGCCTAGAATGACTAGTACAAACGGGATGTACATTCCAATTAAACGTAACATAAAATTCCTCATATAGGTAACTTATTGATCCTTTCTAAGAAATTGAGGTCACGAGCCTCCGCCTCGATCTTATCCTTGATTGACGTATTGATCAGATTAGGAATGCGATCAGGTTCGATCTCGTGTTGATCCATTAGGTCAATTACTGCATCCATGTAAGGTACATCTTTCATGTAGATGTACTCTTCAACCATGTCACAGAATCTTTTACGACTTAGGATTTTGTACTCAATATCCATTATTCTTCTCGTAAAGAAACTCTTGATATGCCTCATTGCCAGACAGAATCTCATCAAGATTGTGACTGTGAGCATAGTCCATATCAAAAGCTGCCAGTTTGTCTAGCTGCTTCTTCTTACGGAACTGCGTATCAAAGTGCTTCTTACGTAGTTTGTTCTTAAGTGTAGCCATTGTATATATTCCTTTCATTAAGACACTCATAGAGTGTATCACACTTTTTTCACGTTGTAAACAACTATTTTAATACTCATACCCTTTAAAATATCTAACATCAACGGTAACCTCTGAGGTATTACCATCACTATCAGTAACGGTCTCTAATTCATATTTTTCAATCCACTTATTACTAAGAAGCCAATTTTTGTAATCAACTTTGATTTCTTCCAGTTTTTCTTTTAGAGCTGTCGTCCCAGAAATATGATAAGCTTCTGGTATCTTTGGATGCGCTATTTGAAAAACAGTGTTCTCTGTATAAGAGGGATCATCTAGATCAGTAACATTCCTGATCTTTGTAGTCTGCATTACCTGACCATTAATCTTTTTTAAAACATAATTTAATTCACGAATGTGATATCGCTCAATATCAGTTTGTTGATTTAAGTATGTTTCTACCTCGTCTGTAATATAAGACATGGCAGAATCCATAGTATCAAAAACAGAAAAATCAGAGTCTCTTGTGATCCTATACTTATACGTCATTTAAGTTATCGCCCCATAAATAGTTCCATTATTTACATAAGAGAAATTTGTTACATAGGATCCGGTTCCAGAAATAGCATTAGCATCACCAAACGAACCTCCAGCACCTGCAGTAGCTGCTGCATATCCGAATTGACCATTAGGAGATCCCAATCCTAGAAGGTTCGCTCCTCCGCCACCATTTGCTCCGGTAGTTCCAGCTGGGAAAACTGCACCACCACCGCCAGACATAGAGGCTCGAGCAGTCTGATCATCCGGACCGCTTACCTGTCTACAAGCAGCTGCAGCAACACCGCCACCACCACCAGCCTGCCCACCGGATCCAACAGTTACACCCCCAACAAGATTCGTTCCTCTTTGACGATCGGCTGTACTATTGCCATTTGAACCAGCACCAGTAATTGATCCTAGTGCATAGTAGTCGGGAAACCCTGTTGAGTTACTGGTTCCCTCATCATTACTAGCTTGTGCGCTGATGCCGGGTTGCCCGCCGCCTGCTCCACCCCCACCAGGGGCGGTTGCACCAGTATCACCTTGAAGGCCGCTGCCAACAATCACTCGTTGACCGCCGTCACCGCCTCCAGCTATATACCCTCCGGAATTATTAATAATTAATACTGTATCACAAACATCATTAGAATTAAATCGAATTCCAGGGGCTCCGGAATTACCGGATGTACTACTTCCTCGACCACCTTCACCAAAAATCATACCATTATTTTCTATAACGAGGTAAGAAAATTTACCTCCAATATCAATATTTCTTACTCTCGTTGTAGCATCAATTACAAATTTAATTGGCTGTTCTATTTTACCAGAAACTGGTGTCAATCCCCCAGAAGATTGTGCTAACTCATATAAATCAAGTTCGGGATATCCACCAGAAGGAGCTCCAGGCAAATATGATTTTATGTTTGTATTATCATAAACTCCATTAGCTACATTAATAGTAGTAATAACGCCAGTTTCAGAATCGACATTTCCTTCTAAATCACCTGCTGATATAGCACCAATCTCATGAAAAGTCTGAAGTTCAACATTAAATCCAGTTGCATCAACTGAATATCCGCCTATGCCAGCAGCGGAGGGAAACCCCCGATCATTTCCTAATCTTCCAGGGCGACCCCATCCGCCGCCGCCACCACCGTAATAGGTGATCGATCCATCGGTGCCATCATTAAATCCAGTTGAAGTAAAGTCTAATCCGCCATATTCCCCAGAATAGATTCTAGCTGTTGTAACTCCCCAAGAAGCGCCATCGCCCCCACCTCTTGCAGGAGTAGAACTGTAGGCATCATATTGCACTCCTCCGGTCTGATTTAAGTTCGTAGATCCAGCTCCAGGTCGTCCGGCTCCAGCACCGCCACCGCCTCCGGCAATTGGTATAGTCGGAGAAGCGCCTACCCCTCTACCAAATCCTCCTCC